ACCTGACCATCTAAAGACGTATCAAGTAAACTTAAATTAGTATTAGTGGTATCTCCCCAGGTTCCCGACTGTTCGCCGGTAGCAATCAGCTCAATACCATTATTCGATGTATATGTACTTGGCATAATTTAATCCTATACAACAATTCATAAGTCTCACTAGACTATAACGGTTATTCGATAAAACCTATGCCGCTATTCTATCCCAATTAGGGGTTTGATTGGGTTCTATCGAACTATAACTTGGATTTTGATCTGGAACAATATTTCCCCAAACCAATACTTTACCAACCGAAGCAGTGGCTGAAAGCCCAGAAACATGGGCATTTGCATCAGCGGTAACAGTCACTGAACCTATACCCGAGGTGGCTGAAACCCCGGTTACGTTTACCACACCTTCTGCCGTTACGGTTACCGAACCAACAGCAGAAGTAGCTTGAAGACCCGAAGCTATCGCATTAGCGTCACCAATTACCGTTACAGCTTGGACAAACCCATCGTTTGTAAAAGTAGTTGAGCCGTTTGCACCATCAAAAGGTAGTAAAATAGGAGTATTGCCATCCGCAGTGTATGCCGAAGTTGGTGGGGTAAAGTCGTTCCCGTCATATCTGTCTACCGTAGATACACGAAGTTCGTCTATATATCCTTCCCAAGTGTTAGAGCCATTAAAATCTGAACCAACATGTATGTTTGCGGGAGTGGACGTTGTTCCAAAAAGCGTATCATCTACTTTAACGCCATCTACAAAAACAGAATAAGTATTACCAAAAGGATCACCTCTAGTAACAGCAATGTGAACCCAAGTATTTGCTGAAAACACGCCATTTATATTAAACAGCGTTCCGTTTGCTCGAATAACTAACAGATTATCCGTTGCTTGACGGAGAGCTAACGCATTGTTAGATGTGGAATCCCTAGAGTCAAAGAAAACTCCATCTTGCGTTCCACTGGTTGGTCTGACCCACATATCTATTGTAAAAGGGTCGCTTCCAAAGTTGTATGTTTCTTGAGACTCTAAATAATCTCCGGAGCCGTCTAAAAGTAAACTTGCCCCGCCAAATTTCGACTGAGCAGTCGATATTTGAGCATCTCCAAACCCAGAAAAACTAATTGGGGCAGGCAGAAACGCACGAGCACTTACGCCGCTTGGTTGAACATTAGCCCCCGCCGCAACCGTTACTGAACCAACCGAAGAAGTAGCCGATAAGCCCGTTACAGGTACATTTGAAGCCCCTGTAATCGTTACAGACCCTACTCCAGCGTTAGCCGAAACGCCATCCACATATACCGCGATAAAAGGTGAGCCCCATTTGCCCTCACCCCATGTGGCCCGACCCCACCCTTCGTATGTGGTTGACGAAGCCATCTACTAACCTTTAGGCGATTCTTATGATCGCATTACTCGAATCAGCAGTAGGAAATACGACCGTAAAATCCCCAGCAGTAGACGTCTTATCTGAGCCAAAATCCAATACAATAACGGATGGATTAGTCAAAGAAATAGACGTAGTGTTAGGCGTCGTGTTATAAATTAACGCGCCTCTAGCCGTGATTGTAGCAGTCGAAAACGTTAAATCCGCAAAGTCGGTAAACGCGGTTGTACCACTAGAAGTTGGATCAATATTAGTTAAAGCTGATCCACCAGCAGAATAACCTGTTCCACTAGCCTCATTAGTAGCTGAATACGCTGTCGTACTAGCATCTAACGTAGCCGCCGAAGTGTACAGAGCTAAGTTAAAAGTATCTCCTGTAGAGGAGTCAAAATCATGGGCACCAAACATTAACTCCTTCTTAAAGGAGGTGCACATATAATTACCGGAAAAAGCCATATTAAATTCTCCTTATCATTTCAGCCAATTCTTTATGTCCAGCATCACATAAAGCATTATAAACCGTTGTTCTGTCACTTCTAATAGCTTCTCTCATATAAAAGGTCAAAACCTTTACTAAATGACTCTTAAAGGCTCTAGCCTGATCCCGAATCACAGGGTCTGCTGTATCTGAGATAGAAATGATTTTATCCGCGCATCGCTCTGCGACCTCTTCTGGAGTAAAACCACGGTTTTCTGTCGTTTTTACATCTACATTAAAAGTAGGCGTAATGTTTAAATCTAGGGCGGGTATGTTCATTGTTTCGTCCTAATAACCATACCAGTTCTATATTGATCCGTAACTTCTTTAGCCTCACCTAACATCTTCATACCTACGAGCGCTTCACCAAAACGTTTTTCATAAAGCGCGATCAAATCCGGCTCACCTTTCATGTAAGTATAAGCCTCTAATAAACTTCCATAAAGCATAGCAATCTGAGCATTCTCACTGAGCCACGTTGTGCCACTATCCGCCCCAGACGTTAAACTTGCAGGTCGATAAAAATAATGGAGTTCAACCGCATAATTGTCATCCGGCGTTGGTCCTATAACAAAATGATCTAGATCAAAAACCGCATAATACCTTGGATCTCCAGTCGTAGCTCCATTAGGGTTAAAGGTCTGAACAAAATCTGCATCTTTAAACTCTAAAAATACATGCTCATTACTACCATTTATAAAAGCTAACGAAAATGGGGCCAAAAAATCACTAGGCGCAGTCAAATACTTATTCGCACTAGTCATAGCACCGCTTACATTCTTTCTGAATAAACTAAGCTGTACATTCTTTAAAATCCGCTCTTCAGCTTGCTGAATAAAAATAGGCAGATTACTAACAAACGAAGTCTCGTTGTTTTCCGTGTAATCCTGAATAGCAGTCTTTAACTCAGCGTATGTAAAACTCATGATATTGTCACCGTGACTGTGCCAACCTGACAAATGCCACTAGCTGGCCGTAAGTTCTCATTCTCTACCGTAGGAACCCCAACGTAAACGTCCATAGGTTCTACACGATCTGGTCTAGCATTTTGCAAAGCCTGTGGATCTTCCACTTTCCTAAAAGGCCCCAACTGAGGATGCTTTGGTTCATACTCGTCCGGTCCAACTAATAAGCCGTTCCATTCGCGGCGCATGACCTTATAAGGATAGCGAAACCCCGATCTATCCGAAATAGCCCACGAATCTTTGCCAGAAGCAAACTTAGCCATCAGCCAGACCTATAATAGCTAAACTTAGGAACAACATTAAAAGAAGCTCGATCACGATCTTCCTCTGCCGCCCTTTGAAATTCTTCTTCATATATAGTCTTTAGCATCGGCGTCATCTTTGGATTCTTCTTCAAAGACAAATAGTACGCCAATCCAGCTGCCAAACAGGGATAAAACCTGAACGGCAAATCCATAGTGTTCGTAAACGTATCTGCGTCATCCATTCTGGTCAACGCATCATAATAAATGGTGTACGTAGTAGAGCTATCTGGAACCGGCCAAACTTTTAAATTAGGCGTCAACTGCCTATCTAAAAAGAATTGGTTAGGTCTGCCAGAAGTTGTCTTGGTCGGGATCGTCAAATATTCATCACGACTTAAACGCTCTAATGAATAATCGGTACCAGATACCCTGACGACAACAGATAAAACGTCTATAACGTCCGTAGCTAAATCATACTCACCGTCGTTTGCAACTAGAGCTAGAGACCGTTGCTTTATGGTCCATTGGTTTAAACCACGGTTAGCCCAGTCCGCAAGCATAAGATTTAAAGAACGTTTAGCGGTCTTTAGATCGTAACCAGTTCTAACCTCTAAGCCACAACGCTCAAAAGCTTCTTCGATGTAATCCGCTACATCTAATTCAAAGTCTTTACTACCTGAAGTGCTCATCCTGTAGCTTTCTTAGGTTTTTTACGTTTCTTAGGTTTTTTATTTGTTTGTGAATCTATAAGTGCTTGTTTAGTAGGCGCACCTTTGGTTCCCGGTTTTCTCATTTTTTCCCCAGAACCAGCTTTTATTCTTTCTCGTTTTTTTCTTATGTTATCCCACAAACCTTGTTTAGAAGCCATTTTTACCCCCAAAGTTTATGAATTAGCGGCGCAATAAAGATCATAAGAACCATTCCCCACATAGCTTTTTGAAGCCATTTTAAATCAGCTCTTTGCTCATCTAAGCGCTCTTCAATACGTTGATAACGAAGATCACACTTCTCTTCGTGGTGGGCTAGTTTAGCTAAAACGTCTTCTGGGCTCATATTATCACCATGCTTTACAGGACCAGTACCTTGCGGAAAACTTATCTTTCGCGGTGTCACAACTGTGACGCGCTCTAAAGCTTTTTCGACGGCTTGGTTGGTCTTTTTTAATAGACATATTTGGATCACCGAATCTAACCAATTTAACCTGATCGCCTTTTTTAGCCAAAACAGCAGATTTTTTTGGTCCGTTTGGTGTTCTTTTGGGTTTGTTATATCCAGCAAAAGTCTCTCCTCGATAACTTATTCGCCCAGAAGGAAGCCTTTTAACATTCTTAGTAGAAGCCATTACAAGTCGCTCCCGTTTTGAATGTAAACAAACTCCATTGACGCGGAGACATTAAAGTCAACCGACCCTGAAGAAGAAAATGCCCTCATCTCTAAGTCTGTTTTTTCTGTGAACCTTAATGGAAAAGTGTAAAACTGCTCATGTGTGGCATCTGTCAGGGTAAATCTTTCTTTTATCTGGAAGACTTCTCCGTATGGCCTAGCAACAAGACTAGCATTTAAAAGAGCTTTGGTGTTGGTAGATGTGCCTGTGGACAAAGCCATCTTTGTAAGAAATGCTGTATATCCTGCGGGAACTGTCCAAAGAGCCATCAATGTTTGGTTATCACCATCCCCATTTATGGTCAGATAAATATTAGCTGGAACTCCAGCGGTCACTGTGCCTGTCCCTGCGTAAAGTGTTCCAGCGTTTGCGCCACCACTACCTGCACTGCGAACAATGCCGCGATTTATTCGTAGGTAAGATTTTGTGGTGTTAACAGCAGTTTGCCCATTCAGCGTGACAACTTCGTTTATTTCGTTGTAATCGGCGTCTAGGCCAAAAACTTCTACTGTTCTCGCACCCGTGCCTGCGGCTGTATCATTGGCTGAACTGCTTGATATAGTCATTACTGTGGCTGATGCAGGATAAGCGTATAAACCGCCTTGTTCCCAAATAGTTTCCTTAGTGGCTCCAACAACAGCGTTGTAACCAAACTTAAAAACAGTTTTGTGGAATGATATTTGCCCACGAGCAACTTGAAGCTCAAACGGCTCGGAAGTTCCTACACGAGAAATAGAACTTGTTTCACGAGCCATAGCAACGCCCCCTTAACTATAAAATATAGTCATAGCGGTGATATTAGTAGCTGTATCAACTTCAATATCACTTGTAAACAAAAGACCTTCGTCTGGAATGTTGACCGAGTGAGAATCTGA